TTATTTTTCTTCCGGCTTTTTCTCCGAGCAGAGCTCCGCTGCCGCATGCAGCCGCTCAGAGGACTCGCGGAATACGTCCTGCACGCCGTCAAGCGCCTGCTTCAGGCGCTCATAATCCGCGTGGAACCGATCGGACAGGCCTGTAATGTCCTGCCGTCTGGCCTTGAGCTTTTCCTCGGCCTGCTCGAACGCGCTGCGCATCCGGACGGCAGACGCCGCGGCACGCTCGCGCGCCATGCGCTCTGTCTGCTCTGCACGGCGGTAAGCCGTCAGCTCCATCTCATCATAGCGCGGCTTCTGAACGGCCGCTGCAGGCCGCTCTGCGGGCTCCTGCGCCTGCCGGAGCGCAGCGTTCTGCTCACGCAGCTCGGCAAGCTCGGCGCGAAGCTGCGAAAGCTCCTGCTTCTGCCGCTCCGACTCCTCCTGCCGGGCGGCAAGCTCCTTCTTCTGCTGCTCCAGCTCCTCCTGCTGGCGGGTGCGCTCCTCCGCCAGGCGGCGCAGCTCCAGCTCGTGCTCGCTCGTCGTCTTCTGAATGAACTGCACCACATCCATGCGGTTGAAGCCGTGCAGGGAGCTGCGGAAGCTATCCGTCGTCGCTGCCATTGCCATTCCTCCCGATTCTCTCCCGATTCGGGAGTTTTTTCTCATTATAGCACGCGGAACGGCGAAAAACAATACATTCCACGGAAATTTGACGGATGTTCTCTCCCCTGCCCGGCAAGTTTTCCCATTTTTCTTCTTTACTTTGTCCAAACTATCTGCTATAATAATGGATGCAAATGCGCCGGTGGCTCAATGGATAGAGCATCAGATTCCGGTTCTGAGGGTTGGGGGTTCGAGTCCCTTCCGGCGTACCAGATTACGCGGATTTGAACACTGCACTGTTTTTTTACAGTTGTACTTCTGCAATGGAGTTCTTGCAGCGCTTCTAATCGCAAAAAGAGACAAGGTATAGTTTCGGCTATACCTTGTCTCTTTTTTGCATTCTTCGGGCTAGCGCCATGACAGAACGCCATTTTCATAACGTAATCGGTTATTTCCTAACAATTCCATGCGAAATTCTAAAATTACTGTTAGAATTTATCACAAAGGAGCATGGCTATGATTAGGATTTTACTTTCTACGCGCCTAGGCGAAAGGCGCTGGACACAAGCGGACCTTGCGCGTGCTACAGGCATCAGACCGTCGACAATCAACGATCTATACCATGAGCTTGCCGACAGGGTCAATTTGGAGCATCTGGATCTGATATGCGAGGCTTTGGGCTGCGATTTATCCGACCTAATAATTCGTGTCCCGGACAACGAGCCTCACACACGAACCCGAACCGGTGCTCCGCACAAGCATACATAAGTAGGCATACTCCAAAACGCCCGGACGCTTGATGGCATCCGGGCGTTCTCTCTAATCTGGGTAAATTGCGATGTCCTCAAAGCCCAATCTCGTTCCCATTGAATTCGAAGCGGATCTTAACCGTGCCGCCAAGGGCGCTGCCGATCTTTTCCCATTCTTCCACGGTAAACTTACCCGTATTGAGCCGCTTGTTAAGCAATTGAGGTGACCATCCCAAATTCCTCGCCAAATCGGAATTGCTCATTCCTTTATAAGCGAGCGCCATTTCTATAACCTGCCGTGCCGTCATCCCTGTCAGCTCCTTTCTCTCGATATAATAAACTATTTAGTTGCAAATGTCAAATATATTTTTTCTATTTTACCCCGAAAAGTTAAAATAAAGGGTTGACAAATTAAACTATTTGGTTTATAATAGTGAATGTAAGGCAGAGGTAAACAACCTCTTAAGGAAGGAAGTGAGGTAATGAACGACTTGAACGTAACACAGGCTCTTCTGAAAGCGATCCTCGAACTCATCGAAAAGTGCGCAACGTTGGAAGAACTTCGGGAGAGTGTGAAGCGCATCATGAACGAGCAGTAAAAAAAGAGTAGCGGCCCCTACCACAGACCCGCTACTCTCCACCCCACAAGGTGAGCCGGGAGCCTTACCCCGGCCACCTTGATTATAACCGAGTAAGGCAGAAAAATCAAGGAGGAACGCAAAATGATGATGTCCGAATTTATCGACCGCACCGGCTTCGAGCCGACCGCCAAAGAGTACGCCCAGCTCGAAGAAGCCTATTAC